GGAATTGGAAAATCCTTTAAAACACCAGTAATTAAAACTTGAATTTTATTAGTTAAATTTGCAAACGAATATCCATACGCAACATTATTATATCTTACATCATCACCAATACTTAAAACATCACGAGCTGTGTCTACTCCAACAAATTGATTTGTAGTTTTACCTGTGTAAGTTACAACACCAGCAACACTCGCTGTTGGTAGAGATAAAGAACCGCTTGTAGGGAATCCAACAGTAGTATCAACTGTAATCGTAGTTTCACCGATTGATACTGGATTTGTAATACGAGTTCTGCCTGGAACTATAAAATTACCATCAATCGAATCCTGTGATACACTTATCTGATAATAATGTTCTCCACCATATAAAAAGTCTTTTACGTCAGATATCGCACCAGAAGCACCTCGAATATTTTTATCGTCCTCATCAAGATCTTGAAATAATGTAGATCCTTTTAAGTTTCTTGGATCTCCTGTAATTGCTTTGACCACAAAATCTTGAGTAAAACCATAATCAGCATCAGATGGTCTAATCAAAAACTCAGATGGTTTGATAATACTAACTTCTTCTCCGTATAACGCTCTGAATAAAATTTTATATGATTCTTCTGTTCCTTTTGTTTTATAAAAATCTTTTATTTGTCTTATAAACTTGACTTGATCTAGATCACCATCTAATTTACGATTTTCAAATCCACTCGCAAAGGTAGTTTTTAACTTGTTAAAAAATTCACGAATGAAAAGATTTGAGAGATTATGAACTTTTGATCCACCAGTATGAGATACACCTACACTGGTGTTAAATGATAATAGATCGGGCCTTGTAGGTTGATCCATTGCATCAACACCACTAAAACCACGAACACATCCTGTAAATGATGTTGTTCCTAATCCAGTGTAAGTAATTATCTCATCATCAATTTTTAACAATCCATATTTCTCTGGATATCCTTTTGTGGAATCTACAAAGATTGTAGAAGAATATGATTCTGTATTTGTTGATAATCCAGTGTATTCTGTAAGTGCAGCACCAACATATGTTTGTAACTTAGTATATCTGTCAAGATTTTCTGCAATATTGATTGATCCACCCTGATATTCTTGAGAGATATAGTATTGTTTCATAAAATCCACAAAAAGTGGATTTTCGGCTTGCACAAACTCAGGTAACTGATTTTCAATTACCTGACTGATTTCGACTCTTTGTATTGATGTATCTATCATTAATATCCGCCACCATAGCTAGATCCACCGCCACCAGATGAGGTAGAGGAGGAAGAACTTGTAGTAGTTGGTGATGATGTGCTTGTAGACATAACTGTGCCACTACTTGATGTAGTTGTTCCAGTTGCAGCAGTGGATGGAAGAATTGCAGCAGCTGTTGAAACTGGAGAACTTGATTTTCTTGTAAAAGTTGGAGTATAATAACTGTGAGTATGAACAAATCTTGATCCAGACGTATTTTCACCAGATGCGATTAAATCTTGAACCATATTGATCGTTGTATTTGTCATATCAAACTTAACGTATAAATCTCGAAGACCCACAATATCATTTGAATGTGGAATTGCTTGTATTTCAATCACACCATTTGCAATCACTGTTGAAGTTATATTTACAGTATCTATAAGAATTTCACCATGCATATAATCAACTGTTCCAGCGTTTTTCTTTACAATATTAGGAGTTCCACCTTCAATGTATGTAAAGAAGAATATTCGACCTTTTTCACGGTTGATTACTTCATCAGCGAGGTAAACAGTTCCTATTACACCTTCAATTGTGAATCCTGTTGATACCACATTATAAGCACTTTCTTGGGTATGAAACATATTACCATAACAAACTTCATATTGTGCAAATTGACCCAAAACTGCTTTCAAATTACGCCTAATTGTTACTAGAGTAATATTTGATGTAATTGATGAATCAACACTATCAATCAGTGACACGGCCTTACTGTATTTGAATCTACCACCAAATTTATTCACATCAATTGAACGTGAATACTGTGTGAGAGCATTTGAGATGCCACTTTTAAGAACTTGTGGAGTATCATTTAAACTAGGATTGTAATATGGTGTTGTATTGAGTTCAACATACAAATATTTTAAATCAATAAATTCTGGTACAATTCCAGCAACTGCATAACTCTTTAATCTTTGTACTAACTCTCTTTTTGTTGCATCTGATAAAAAATCACCATTTCGAGGTTTAACTGAGATAAAAACTTTACCAAAACGAGGTGGACTCATTTCTTCACCACCAAAAGCGGTTACAGATTCAACATTTGGGTAAATATAACCTAAAACAGACTCATAATCAGATGCCGTGACTGCACGATACTGAGAAGAGTAAATTCTTGGTGCATAATACTTGATTGATGATATAGATTCAATTTCATCACCATCTCTTGATTTCTCAAGAGTCTCAATCAGTGAGACATCCGCTGCATCGATGGAAGCACCATCTTGATTTGTAATATTTCCAACAAAACTAAATTCTGAAGCATCATTCCCCTCTTTACCAGAACTTGTGATGTAACTTACTACAATAAAATTATTATTTGATAATTTTTTACCAATTACATTGTCACCAAAGATTAATTCGTATCTTTCATCTTCAATTTCTTGTAATAAGTAAGAATTTGATGTTGATGTGATTCCAATTATGTTATCAATTTGTTTATAAGTAACAGTTGCAGTCGAACTTTCAGAGGGACGAATTTTAACCCTTATTGTTGATGTATCAATGAAAGAATTATCAAGAATATATCTCTGATTGGACAAAGAGGAGTCTTCAGTAAAGGATTGTGCTATATAAGTTCCCTCATAAATCTCGATATCGTTAAATTCAGCAAAACCATTTGTAACAGGGACTGTAATTGACTCTGGAATTGAAAAAATAAAGTTTGAGTTCGTTCCAAGACCATTACAAACTATGCCAGCGTTTAATGTGAGTGTTGAGGTCTCTACTAATCCACTTACGTTAAATGATATTCTTGCTCTCGCTGCTCTTCTTGATCTAGGTACATATCCAATGTTTCTGGCAAGAGAAACAACGTTTTCTCGAAGTGTAGCGGAGTCAAGAAAACATTCATTCGCTGCCATATTTGTATTATATGCAGTAATGTATGTATTATATGCTAGTGCATCAATAATTATTGAAAGGTTAGACCCTTCAAAGTCATAATCAGTAAAATTAGTGTTAGCCCTCAGATAATCTCTGATAGACTGTTGTACATCAGCAAAATCTAAGTTAACATATTGTCCGAAAGCCATTATACTCTAGCTGGTTGTAGAATAACGTTTACTGTTTGTGATGGACTTGCCATTCCTGTAATATCATATTGAATTGTTGCATTTAATTCATGACTATCAGGATAATTTGAGACATTCACTTGTATATTACTAATTCTTGGTTCATAGTTTAACAAAGTTGATTGAATTTCATCTGATATTCTAACATGATCCAATGGATTAGATAATTCAAACAAAGAATTGTTTACACTTGATCCAAATAAAGGCATATAAGGTTTTTCACCAAGAATTGTAAAAATTATATTCTTTACAGATTTCTTGATTGCATCTTCATTCTTTATCACCACCAAATCATTCGTCACAGGATGACGTTTAAAGGATAAGTTGATATCTTTGAATGCCCTAGAAGCCACTACTTACACAAAAAGTTTACTGTTTTTATTTATACCGCTTTTTTTATCTTTTTACGACTCTAATTCTGTATTTTTCCGATTCCAAAGCGTTAATAATGTATTTAGCGCTAATTCTGGGGTCTTTTTCGCCACAAGTGAAGAAATCTGCGTTCATTCGACCAAATTCAGGCCAAGTATGACAAGAAACATGACTTTCAGAAAGTGCAAAAAGACATGTAACACCACATGGACTGAATTTATGTGTATATTCGTTCAATATTGTCATCTCTGACTTCAAAATAGCACGAGTGAAGATGTCACGAAGGAAATTTGGACTATTTAAATCATCAAAATACCCATCGTAGACATCTAATATGAGATGTTCACCCATTTCATCCCAATTCTGGTTCATTTAAGTCAATTTTAAAGTCGCCATTGTAAAAATCAACGTTCATATCAGTACCTCCAGCGCCTACTTCCACATCAGATGACCTTTCTTTCGCTGTTTTCCAGAAATAATTCTCTTCTGACCCCAATCCATCACGATCATGACCGTTTTCTACCTGATAATACACGGTTGATACCTTAAAATCAGGAATCTTAGGTGTCTCAGGAGTGATACTGTTGTCATATATCCTCATTCTGTTGTTAGGATAGAGACAAAACTGCCCATTATCGAGTTCTAAGAGGTTATGACTCTTATGTTCCGCTGGTTGTTCACTCGTAGAGTAGTCTACAGCGTCTACATCTTGATGATAATTGTCTAAAGTGCAAATATATGTACCAGTTTGCGTTCCAAAGTCTCTTGTATAGACCTCATAGTGCATTGAACCGATGAATTGTTTCTGCACTGCAACGACACCATAGTCCATACAGTTCCAAAACTGTAGATTGTGCAGTGTCATATCTGGGTCTGGTATCTCAGGAGAGGAGAGGAAAGCGGATATTGGTAACTTATCAAACATTGCAGCATATTCTGGCAGATAAGTTTCAAAATAAAACGCACGGCCAGGAATACTTTTTGCAGAAACCCACACTCCTTTCACAAATTCACCATGACCAGACTTATGATCGGTCAAATACTCCTTACGAACCCATACCTCATAAGAAGGCAAGTTAGTAATCAGTGTACTCATCGACCTTGACCTCGATATTTTTTCTTTCTTTTGTTACGACTTGTCGGCGCAAGTATTGTATTGACTGATTTACCTTGACGAGTCTTCTTTGGCCTTGATTCAATGGTTGGCCCACCCATACTAAAACGAACTGCCATTACTTTCTACGATCCTCATTTAATGGTGAACCGAAATAATCACGATTTACAAAGTATAATAATACAAGTGTAAACATAATACCTAGAAAACCAACAATCAGTATTGGTGACTGAGGTATATCATAAACTGGAACTGTCATCTAGCTTTAAAATAATTGTACATAAGATAGGAATAATATCCGAAGGCGGAGAAACACGCCGCTGTGATGATCACTTCCATTATTGATTCTCCTTGAGAGACATATCGATGATCTCAACCTCATCTGGATCGATTGCACCCTCTCTTCCCTCATCGAATCTCTGAACGAGTATCTGCATTGCATCATACTTGCCTGCTTCACTCAACAGACCTTGGGAGAGTTCGCGCCCATTATGTATAAGTTTATACTTTCTTTCTAATTTACCTTTGACCATAATAACTCCTATGAATGTGGATTGTAAAAGTATAGCATGTAGAGAATCACAAAGATTACTACAATAAAGACGAGGCCAGCCATCAGATGACCCTCGTCTTTTCATGACCCACTCGTATTCGTGGATCGCACCATGTTACCATACCTTCTTTCTTTGCATCTAAACAGAACGATACATCTTCTC